GTTTGCGTTTGGGTGTTGTTTGTAGCCTTAAAAGCTGGCGAACTGTCCGACGCTTTCCCCCTGATTGTCATCGTGTCGGGGTTCGTTTTCAGCGCGACCTCGTCGATGGTGTATCGACCCATTGAGATCAGAGGCGAGTCGTCATACCCGAGCCAGATTTGCATTTCTGCGCGCGCTTCAGGTATTGAAAGCTTGTTGTCGCGGTCGTCGAGTGTGATGTCGAGCGTGTCTGATTTCTGGCCCGCCTCATCGTTCACTTTGATCGAAAGCACCCGATCGGAAACTTTATCCGTCACATCATTGCCGCCAATGTCCAGGCGAAAGAGCGGGCGCATGGTCTCAGCTCCAGAGGTTGATGGGTTGCGTTTCTATGTTCTGCGGCGCCAGGTCCGGCAGATAGACAACATCACCCGCGCTCAATACGGGCATTTTTTTGGCCAGCTCCCGGTTGGTTTCGTGCGAGATGACCGCCTCAACCGATCCGCGAGAGTAGCCATAAATATCGCGACAAATCTGGTCGAGCTGTTCGCCGTCTTTGCAGTTGTAAAACATCGCCATCAGATCACCTCACGCAAAATAAGAAAGCCAGTCGAACCCGCCGCCGCTGTCACCGTTCCCGGTGGCGGTGTCAGAGTCCGGCCCGTAAGCCTCAAGCGTCAGCGAGAAATCAATACAGCGCGGAAGCCCTGGGCCGATTAATTGCTTTTCGGTGTCGCTGATCGATTTGATGCACCATTGGCCCATATTGATGCCGCGCCCGTTGACAAGTGACAGCGGCTCGCCCTTGTCAGCCTCTTCGCGCATCTGGCCAACTTGCTCGAGACCGCCTCGAAAATGTGGATAAATCTTGCCCTTAAGGCTGATCGTCTCTTTGCCTGGCCCCACAAACTGTGAGGCAGGCTCACGGCCCAGGCGTTGCTGAGATGCCCAGCGGTAAGACTTCGAGCGCTGCAGGCTGTCATGTGCCGCCGTCGCCATCTCGAACTGATATTTTCCCAGAGTGAGCAGAACCTCAGCAGCCATCAGTCATTCAACAGGGCGCGAACCCCGGCCTCCGCTTCCATTAGAGCATCATCTAACCCACGGGCCACCGCTGCGGCGATGTCCTCAGGGCTTGCGTTGGAGTTAGCCACGTTGATGTTGATCGTGGGGGCCATGCTCATTGAGGCGCTGCGGTTGGCCAGCATTGCCCCAGCCTGCGAGGGCTGAAACAACTCTGCCCCCATGGTTTGCCGGTTGCTCAAAATCTGCCCAGATCGCGAAGGCTGGAACAACTCCGGCCCCCTTTCGCCCACTAAATAGCTCTGCCCACTGGAGACCGGGCCGCCGCGCGCGCGGGCGGGCAATGGTGTGACCAAACCAATTCCAGGGGCCTGGGGAATGCTTATCGGGCCAGGGCCGCGACTGACAGACGAGTGAGGGTTGTAAGTGCTGCCCATGGCCCCAGGTTGAACGTTGCCGGCTTGGCCCAGGGCGTCCTTTTCTGCCGATCCGAGGCGCCAATTCTTAAACGGGTTCAGAGACTTAATCCATTCCACTTTTTCTGTGATCCAAGCCGTGAAGGCGGTCCAGCCTTCCTGAATACCTTTGAGCATTTTGTCGATCAGTTCTTTGCCCGCCTGAACGATGGGCAGGTTCCCAATCCAGTCGAGTAATTTATTCCACAGGCCCCGGACTTGCCCGAACAGCCACAGCCAGGGTCGGATGTAGGCATGAACAGCGGCCATGATCACGCCGCCGATGAACTCAACAACGGCGCCAACAAAATCGGTGAACGCGGTCCACTTTTGCCTTAGTTCTGCAAAAAAGTTTTCAAAACGCATCCCAATATTTTTGACAATTTTGCCAATTCGTTTTGGCAGCTTCCCAAACCATTTGATGATCGACTTGGTTGCAAACTTAACCTCATTCCATATCGCATCAACAAAATTTCTGAACGGCTCGACCCGCTTGTAAAGCAGCATAAAAATGCTGGCCACTACGGCCACCGCCGCGATCACGAGAGCGACCGGCCCCAGGGTCGCAACCCATGCCCCGATCATTGTGAGCTTGAAAGCCGCAACGGCTCCAGTAATTGCGCCGATGATCGGCATGGCAATCACAAGCCCGATAAACGCGGCCGCGACAGCGCCCAAGAGTGTGGCGAGGATTGGCATATCTCCGAGCAAGCCCGCAACAGGGCCGAGAACGGCCGCCATTGTTTCAGCGACTGCAGCAAGAGGCGCCAGCAACGGGCCACCGAATGCGATGGCCAGGCCTTCGGCTGCTGATTGCAGTTTTTTAACTGAGCCGGCGAGGCCCTTCATTCTTGTTTTTGCCTGTTCTTCTGCTGTTCCTTCGCTGTTGGTAACGGTGTCGATCATCTTGGCCAGGTCGCCATTGGCGGCGGCCTCCTGCAAGATTGCGCCACTCGCTGCAGCCCTTAGGCCAAACACTCTTTTTTGAATGTCTGCGCGTTTTGATTCAGATAATCCCAGCGCTTCCATCTGGCTGCCCATGTCCCGCAGGATGTCGGGGAACTGGCGCATGTCTCCCTGAGCGTCGGTCGCGCTGACGCCCAGCTCCTTCATTGCTTTGATGGCTGTCTTTTCGGAAGCCATCCGCAACATGGCGGTTTTCATTGCTGTGCCAGCTTCGGCCCCTTTAATGCCGCTGTTCGCCAAGACCCCGGCCATCGCCGAAATCTGCTGAATTGAAACGCCCATGTTCGGGGCAACCCCGCCGACCTTTTCAAAGACCTGACCCATCTCGAGAACGTTGGTGTTTGCGCTCGATGACGTTTTGGCCAGCACATCGTTAACCATGTTCAGGTCGCCGACCTTCAGGGCCATGCCGCCCATCACATTGGTGGCAATATTGGCCGCCTGAGATAGCTCGATCCCTCCGGCTGCGGCTAGGTTCAACGCTGGGCCTGTGGCGACCAACATTTGTTCAGCGTTCAAGCCAGCCTGGGCCAGCTTCTCCATGCCTGCAGACGCTTCAGACGCTGAGAACTGAGTCGTTCGGCCTAATCGCTTGGCCTCGTCTTGAAGCCTTACAAAATCTCTGTCTGAGAGGTCTGTCGTTACAGCCTTGACGGCCTGCATCGACTTCTCAAAATTCATGGCCGTGCCGATGGCACCTTTTAAGGCCAGGCCCAGGCCGCCAGCCGCAACCGCTGCGCCCTGGAAAGCGTCGTTTCTGATGACGTTTTTGAAGCCTTTCGTGGCGCCCGCCGCCGTGTCGTTAATGCTTCTTTTGACTTTTTCGTTAAAGGTCAGCATCTGGCGCTGAGCCTTCCTGATCGACTTGGAAAAACTGGCGCCAACCTTGGCGCCAATCTCTAGGGATAGCTTTGCTGGATTTGCCAAGGCTTAGCCCCTCCGTTTTGCTTGTTTGGCGATTTCTTCCTCGATCCCCTGGGCCGTTTTGACCCAGGTCAACAGGTCGTCAGTGGTCAATTCAAGGATCTCATCCAACCCCCAGCCGGTGAGCTTCGAGAGGATGACGACCCCCCGCCTCAGGTCTCCGACTGGGGGGCTTGGAAATCCTGCAAGACTTCCGAGAGTTTCGTGAAGTCGGCAGTATCCAGAGCCTCAATCGAAGACGGGGAAACCTCGCAAAGATTTGCGAAAAATTTCACCGCCTTTTCTGTGTCGGTTCCTTTGGCTTTGTCGATGATCATCTGATCACGAACGGTCGGGCGACGCATGGTGAGTGAGTCAACCGACACCCCATCAATCTCGATCGAATAATCGAGTTCGATGGTTTCAGTAGGGCGTGATTTCGAGGTCATTTATCAAATCCCCATCGCAGTGCGAAGAGATTCGAGCTGATCGGTTCCGTTGATGACGCGAGTCATGTTCTCAACGTCAATCTCGATCAAGGTCTCAGCGCCGATCTCAAGTTTGTAATAGCGAACCGCCATCTCAAAGCCGGCCTCTGTCAGTGAGCCGGCCTCCATAGCCCCAGGGTCGAAGCTGTTGATTGAGCCGGTCAGATTGCAAATGATCGCGACGGCGTCAGTGTCGCCGTTTCGTTGCAATGCACCGCGAGCGGTCAGGCTGACAGCGTTCTGATCGTAAAGGCCGACCATTTTCAGCATGTCGGTGTCGTATTCGGCAAGGGTGAAAGAAGCTGTTAAAGCTTCCATTCCCATATCGATCGCCATGGGAGCGTCGAGGCCTCCCGCTCTGTATTCCTCTGTTTGGATACTGATCGTCGGCAGAGTCAATTCCGTAACGCGGCCGGCAAAGCCGACCCCATCAAGGAAGAGCGAAAAGTTTCTAAGAGTGCGTGGCAGCATGGATCAATCCTCCTCAGGGTGTTGTTGTGCCATAGCCAGACTGGTCGGCTGTCGCCTGGTTGTCTGGGTTGTTTGCGTCGCCGTCTTCTAGTGCTGAGTTGTCGTCGGCGTCGCTATCCGTCAGGATGTTCTGAATAAATCCATTGGTAAGGATTGAACGGAACCGGACGCGCTCGGCTGGGTAGGTCGGAGTGATCTCAAAATCGATCGTGACCTGGCCGTTGCCTACGTCGGTGGCTGTGTTTGAGTCTGGGTCTACATAGACCCGGCTGCCCAGGATCGCGCCGCGAGTTTCGAGGCTGCGAAGATATGAGGCCACGGACTCTGAAACGTCTTGTAGGTAGGTGCGCGTGATGCAGCGATCCACCGCCCAGAGATGCGCGCGCATCACGGACTCGTTCACCATGTCGATGATCCGACGGGTGCTGATGAACTGATATTGAGCATCAGAGGTGGTCGAGTGGTTGCCCCAGAGGCGGAAACCGTTCTCTCTGACAATGGTGGCCACATCCATTTCATTCAGCAAATTCGCCTCTGCGCTGGAATCTCCTAAAAAGAATCCCACGGCTCTTGAAGTACCGACGATGCCTTGAATGATTCGGTTGCTGGGAGAATGCCAAAAGCCGCGCTCAGCGTCAGACTTAGCAATCACACCGGCCACAAAAGCCGAGGATGGCACCGTGACTGATGCGCTGGTTTTGACCCAAGGGTCGACCACATAAATGCGATCGGAAACGTGCAAAGCGGCATAGGCCTGCGCGTCGGCTTGGGTTGTGTTGGGACCGTCAGCGATCACGATCGCCCGGAGACGATCACCAACCCCACCGGAGCCGCTCGCAAGTGCGGCCAATTGGGCTACAACTTCATTTGCTACTTCAGACCCAGGTGTAAGGGTGCATTGATGCGTGTAGCCAGGGGCGCAAAGCAGTTTCGGACTAACGCCTAGAACTGACTCAGCCTTAAGAAAGGCCCAAACGCCGGTTTTGGCGGTTGCATCGCCCACATAATTGGCAATCGTTGCGGCCTCGTCAGCGCCTTCGGCGACTCGGACCACGACAACAGTCGCCCCGACCTGGGCAAAAATGCCCTCCATCGCAGTCTTTAAAGTTCCGCCGGTTCCAAGCTTGTCAGCCTTGGCGCGGCTGCCGGATATGATGACGGGCTCGTTCAGTGGATAGATTGCGGTGTCAGCGTTTGGCGCTGTGCCAATCAAGCCGATGACGGCAGAACGAACCGTCTGCAGAGGTCTGACGCCCTGGGTGAGCTCGACGACCTCCACCCCGTGAAGAAAGTTAGTTGGCATTTGTCAGGCCTCCTGTGTGGTTAAAGGTTTCGTAGGCCATTCGACCTCGGTTTCGCTTCCATCAGCATAAGCCGCCGGGAGATCGCGAAGCGCCTGGCGGTAGATCTTCCAGGCTAAAAAATCAGCCTCAGGCGTCTCCTCTGCCAGGTCTTGCAAAAAATAGAAATCACAAGCCGCTAGGCGTGCATTTCTTTCGGTTCGTAGTTCTTCTAAAGTCATTGGAAATCCTCTAGGGCTAGGCGTAAGTCAAAGTCGAAACAAGGTCAGCGATGTCATAGGTCGCCATGAAAATTGCTCTAGGGGTGCTGACGCCACCGACATAAAACAATTTTGATTTTCCGTAGCCGACACCGTTGGAATTCTCTGTTCCAAACGTGGCAGCATAAGATCCGGTATTAACGGAAGACGTGGAGAAGCTAGACCAGAAACCGCGCTTGTAATGAAACTGTGAATCAAAAGATGCAAACTTCATTGAGGTAACTTCCAACAAATTTGAAATTGTGGAGTAGCCAGTGCTCGGGTCAATCTTGAATTTAGTAAAACTGCCCCCAGGCATTGCCAAGAGCCACTCATCTTCTCCTACGTTCCAGCAAAAATGTGCCCAATTATAACGAACTAATGAAAAAGGAACGACCGTATTTACTTTGGGAACCGCTGTAACTGTTCCGCTGGTATTGACTAAGTAGGCATCACCACCGACCCCTAGCAGCATGTTGCCGTTTGAGAGAGTGAAGGACCACCATTGATCGCTCATGCCATAGGCAGCGCCGAGGTTTGTCCAACTATCACTAGATCTTATGTGAGCATACAAGCCCTCTTTCTGCGACATAAAAGCATCATACCTAGGCTCGTTTGATGAGTCCCACTGGTGAAACATCGTGACCTGATAGGTTGTCGATGTAGCGCTTGTTGAGTAAGGTTGACTGCCGGTCTTTGCAGCGTTTAGGGCTGAACTATGATAGTTGTAGTAGAACTCTAGGGGGCAACCTTTTGAGCTTCCGTCGTAACTAGCAAGAAAATGCCTTACTCCCCCACCAAGCCTTCGCTCATTAGGAGCCACATAGGAGTTGTGAGTTTGATCATTTCCCGCTGGATAATAACTATGGTTTTGGTGATTGGAACTCTTGCCGCCGCTACTGTTGTATAAAAAGCATTGATGATATGAGTATGTATGGCTCTGGCCACTGTGGGGAATGTTGCCGTGGTATGAATATCGGCCTGTCCATTCGTCTGCCGTTTTAGTGTAAGTCGAATAATCGTGAGGAACAGCGCTATTACTGTGCATTACAGTTACGTTTTCCTTTGCAATCACTCCTGTTGTTTGATTAGCAGAGAAAAGAGCGCAACAGTGTTGCATTGACCCGCCGCTTGGCGAGGTCATCATCATGCAGTTAGTCGCAAAATAGGCCTTTGAACTCGTATCCATCCCTCGAATGCGGAAGGTTTGGAAATAAGAATCCATATTTGTGCTGTCTAAGTATTTCCCCTCGTCCTGCATATCGAAACTTTTTGCATCCAAAAGAATCATTTGGTCGTAAGCACCCCCGCCGCCGCCAGAGCCACCCCCGCCGCCGCTGCTAAAACCTGGAAGTGATGAAAGATTGGTCATAATAAAAAAACTCCTAGGGATTACTTAACGAGCCAGCCGGTCGTTGTGTCGCCGCTGTAGATCAAAGAGATCACAGCGCGATCAACGTTCGCCACTAGGTCGGCGGCTTGCCCAACAATGTTGGAGCCGTTTTGTGCAATGGTGACCGGGTAAGTTGCAAAGCAACCCTCAGAATCGGCCAGAGTTACGAACTGCCCGGCAGTCGGTGACGCGGGCAACGCGAGCGTGAAAGACGCCGCGCTGCTGTCTACGAGGTAGCGCTTGTTTGCGTCCAGGGTCGCGGCAGTATTTGCCACGCTCCAGGTCACGGGAGCTGCTTCGACAACAGCCTCAACAAACTGCTTTGTCGCAGCATGTAGAGCAGAAGTCGGATCACCTGAAAGAGTCAGGTCGCCGGTTAATGTCCCGCCTGCAATCTCCAGCCTTGCGGCCAGAGCGGTTGCTACGGTGGCGGCGAAATTTTCATCGTCGCCCAGGGCGTCACTCAGCTCGTTCAATGTGTCGAGCTGACCTGCTGAGCCATCGACTAAGCCGTTGATCGCGACGTTAATCGCGAGCGTTAGCTCAGCCTGACTCACAGAGTTTGTGATGTCCGAGTCAATCGCTGTCAACGCATCCCGCAAACGAACAACGTCCGCCGCGAGCAAATTACTTGGGTATGGCAGCGGATAATTTTGGTTTGCTGTGCGGGTGTCAGTTGTCACCGATTACTCTCCAAGTGCTTTGAGCTGTGTTGCGCGGACGGCTGTCAAAACTTTGAGGCTTTGCAGCTTGTCGATTGCTTCGACGGTTTCATCATCGGTAAGAACCAATGGACCGGCGGCAAGCGTTTCGGCAAAATCTTCGATGATCGGATCCGATGCCGCTGCCTTAAAGGCAAGACGCTCGGGCCGTGTCATGAAAGATTTCAGCTCAGTCTCAGAAATAAAACGCTTTCGCTCAGGGGCTTCAGAAACAGGTGGGAGAACGTATTTGTCCCAGCCTTTTGCTGTCTTTTTGTCGTTGACGTTAGTTTCGTCAGGGACTTTGATGAACTCCTTTGCAATGTCCTCGCAAAATGAATCGCGAGGAGTTCCAACAAAGGTCTCAATGACCCGACCGTCAGGATAAAAACGTGCGTACTTTGTCATTGTGGGTCTCCTCAGAAGATGATTTTGTATTGGATGAAGATGACGCCATCGCCGCCCCAGCCGTGATTCTTCTCAGAGCTGGAGTGAGCGTCATAGCCTGATGAACCGCCGCCCGCTGCTGCGCCGCCGGGGCCGCCTTGGCTGTACTGCCCAGCACCGCCGCCGCCGCCAAACATTCCGCCAGCGCCGCCGGAGCTGTAAGCCACGTCGTTGCTGCTGTTGTAAGTGTGCATTGAGCCGCCGCCAGCTCCAGGGCCGCCGCAACCTGCTAGCCCTTGCGCTTGTTCTGACGATTGACGAGTGGCAGCACCGCCGCCGCCTCCGCCTCCGCCAAGAATAATCAGGTTAGGCGTCCAGATTGCGTGGCCTTGGCCGTTGCCGCCGTTATAAGCAGTTATGCAAGCATTGCTGTAAGTAAAAGCGCCGCCGCCATTGCCGCCAGCGCCAAAAATGCCTGCGCCTCCTACTCCGCCGCTAGAGCGGTAAGTAGTTGATTGCTGCGAACTGCTGCCGTATCCGGCGGTTCCAGATCCACCGACTGAGGTGTAGGAGCCGTAAGCCCGTGTTCCGTGATAATTAATCGAAGCACCGCCGCCACCTGAATAGCTGGAGTTTTCACCACCGCGAAAACCGTCTTTGTCGCCATCAGGGGAAGGAGCAGAACCGCCACCGCCACCGCCGCCACTGCCGGAGCTGTTGCTTCCTTGGCCGCCAAAACCACCGCGTTTGTTGGCGATGCTGCCGCTTACGCCTAGGCCGCCAGCGCCATAGGAGCCAGATGAACCTTGGTTTGAGTTGTTGTTGTGGCCCGAGTTGCCGCCAGTAGCTGAGCAGAATGAACCGAATGAACTGGTCCCGCCTCGGCCGGTGTAATCGCGAGAGCCAGCGCCGACCGTGATTGAAACGGTATCACCAGCGGTCAGGCTTGTGATCTCAGAGATTGACAAGCCGCCGCCGCCGCCGCCGTAGCAGCTACCGGAGCTGCTATAGCAACCGCCGTGACCGCCGCCGCCCCAGACATAAACGCGAAGCGCTACTGAGGGGTCGAAATTAGCGGGCACATACCACGTATATGCAGACGTATCTTCGCCGCTAACGTCATTTGACCGACTGCCGCTAGCAGAGGTCCACATTTTCATGGCGTTGCGGGGGCCTTCGCCGCCGCCGCCGCCACCTGAAGATCCGAAGAATTGGGAAAGGGTGCTCATTAGTTGATCCTCCAGCCAAAAGTGGCGTTTACATAAACCAGCTGAAAGCTGGCATTGATTGTGGTCACATCCATGTCCTCAGCGAGGCCCATGATTTTGTTCCCGTTGCGCTTAACGCAAAGATAGTTCACGTCAAATTTACCGGCTGCGTCGATGATTTCGACGTAATCGCCCAAAGATGGAGCGGCTGGCAAATTAACGCTTACATCGCCTGCGGTGGTGTCGACTAAAAGCCGAACATTTGAAGCCGAGTCGTAAGGGCTGGCCGCGTTGTTAACAGTCGTCCACGAGGTGTGGCTTTCTTCGACATAAAGCGCGGTAGCCGCTTGATTTGTTCCGGCTGTAGGCGCGTTGGGCAATGTAATTTGTCCAGTTAAAGCGCCGCCCGACTTGTCAAATTTTGTCGCGATGCTTGCCGTCACATTCGTGGCGAAATTTTCGTCGTCCGAAAGGGCGCTCGAAAGTTCTTCCAGCGTGTTCAGGGCGTCAGGAGCAGAGGCCACCAAAGCGGCGACCGCTGCATTGACCTGAGTGGTCACGTCAGCACTGCTAACAAAGTTGCCCATGTCTGCGTCGATCGCGTTCAGGGCATCCCGCAACCTGACCACATCAGCGGCCAAAAGGTTGGAGGGATAAGGAAGCGGATAATTCCGATTCGTTGTTCTGGTGTCAGTTGTCATGGATTAGTACCTCAAACCATTACGGCGCGAATGTTGCGGATTTTCGGTCTGCCAGCGGCTGACCCTGTGAGATTGAGTTTCACAGATGTTGCAGACAAAGCCGCGATCCCTGTGTCCTCAAAAACGTATTCGACCCAGCCGTCGCCAAGTTGAGTGGCAGAGCCGAGCGCCATCGTTTGATAGCCTCCATTGTCGTACTGGGGAACGACGCCAGCGCCGCCCACAAGCTGCGCTTCAAAGATGATCCGAATGGTGGAGCCTCCTGCAGCGACGTTGAACTGTCGGCCGACATAGGTTCCGGCCGTGTCAAGCGTCGCGGGGATGCTGAGCACACCGGGGTGCAATGTGGGCGACTCGTAGCTGGTGCCCTCAAGGATGGCCTGAAC